ACGTACTACCCTTGATGAAGTCAAGGCCTTTAAAGAATCAATCCTCTGGGCTGATTTCATTGCCGAACTTGAGTTCTGGAAAGAAGGATTTGCACACGAGATGGATTCGATTGTAGAGGATGCTTCCTCTTCCAATCCTTCTACTGCCTCGGTCCTGTTACACCTGGGAGATATTAATGGGAGAAAAAAAGCAGTCGATTACTTACTTGGAATCCCTGACATGTTCATAGACATTTTAAATAGTGACAAGGAGGAAGTTAAAGATGGACGCGACCAAGCCGAATGATACAGAGTTAGTAAGTGCACTACCAGCATACCTGAGGGAGACTCGAGCAGCTATTAATGCGATCTCAGGCAGTGGAGATGTTGGGATTACAGATCTTACCATAGGTGCTGGGGCTGTAGCATTGACAGTAGGGACTGAGGTAGGAAGATACGGTTACGAAGTAGTTAGAACCACTGCTGTTGGCGCTGTAGCGATTGCTAAAATCCTAGGCGGCACTGACGGGCAGGTAAAGAAATTCATCTTCGGAGATAACAATACTTCACTCACCGATGGAGTAGCGTCAGGTGGGAATCTTTATCTCAACCAACTACCGGCACTTTCATCTTTCGCAACCCAGGCCAACGATGCTATTGAATTAGTCAACATTGGCGGAGATGGTGGAGTAACTACTCACGGATACTGGCAGGAAGTGAGTAGGCAAGTAGCGTTGAAATAGACGCATTAATTTTTAATCGAACTAAGGAGATCAGATCATGGAAGCAGATGTGAAGAGTGAGATAGGAAATATGTTAGCAGCGTTAGAAGGTAAGGAGATAGAATCTGAACAGAAAGAAGAAGAGATAGTGGAGGAAGAGGTTAAAGAAGAAAAGGAAGAAGTTGTTGAAGAAGAGGTCAAAGAAGAAGTCAAGGAAGAAGAAGTAATCCCTAATGAAAAGGAAGTTGAACTGGCCAACTTGCGTGCTGAAGTTGAATCGCTGAAGAAGGCTAAAGAGCCAGAGAAGAAAGAAGAAGTCAAGGAAGAAGTCACTACCTTCGAAGAAACCGACTTCATTGGGGATCTCGACCTCGACGACTTAACACGTGACAAGACTGCATTTAATAAGATTCTAAACGCAGTCTATTCCAAGGGGGTTAACGATGCTAGGAAATTAACAAGTGAGAAAGTACTACTCTCCATCCCTGACATTGTTAAGAATAACATAACCTTACTATCTCAACTAAAGGAGGCAAGCGACAAATTCTATACTGAAAATAAAGACCTAGAACCCTTCAAACGCGTTGTAGCAGCCACCTTCGAAGAAGTAGCAGCTGCTAACCCTGGAAAAAAATACGATGAGTTGATGAAACTCGTAGCACCTGAGGCGAGGAAGAAACTTGACTTGCATAAGAAAGTCGATGCGGATAAGAAAAAAGACCCTCCTCGATTGCCTCAGAAGGATTCTAACAAGCGGAATGTACCTAACGAAAAACCTAACACTTCAGCTCTTCAGAATGAACTTGACGAGATGAACAAAACAATTAGACGTTAAATGGAGGTAATAAACTATGTTGGAAGATAGATTTGCACAACATGATAAAGAAGCACCGGATAAGTATATTGATCCTGGCGTTTCGGTAGATATGTCTACACTCGATTACGTAGTTCGGCCGACCCTGTCTGCGGTATCAACTACGATTGTCCTTCCTCCTGTATCGGAAGCAAAGGGTAGATTCTACTCTATTGTCTGCCGAGCCCTTAATGGTAAAACTGTTACCATTACTGACCGAGACGACTCCGAGTGCTGGGCCGATATAGTAATGAACAGTAAGTGTGATCGGCTGCTCATGTACAGTGATGGATTGTTCTGGCATCCGCTTGCGGCAATCCTTCCTACATTCCCTAACGGTTACAACTATCCGTGATAGGTAATGGAGACGAGACCGATTAATTTTTAATGTAACTTAACACTTTAACTTTACGGAGGTAACTAATATGTTTTTAGGTATGAGAGGAACCGGCGACTGGGTGGCAGACCAGAGGCCTGAAAACTGGAGAGAGCAAATTCTCTATTTGTATCCTAACGGTATGGCGCCTTTAACGGCTATCTTATCAATGATCGGATCGGAAGCTGTGAACGATCCCAGATTCCATTGGTGGACACAGGAACAGACTGCAGTCGGTGGGGCAGTAGCAGGTATCTACACGCTTCCTGACTTGTCTCATGCTTACGCAGTGGGTGGAGTGGCTGGAGATGTTCTCTACGTCCTGATCACAACTGTCCTCGGCAATCGTATTCGGGAAGGTCATCAGATCCTTCTCCGTGACGCTTCTGACTATGCAGTAGATGTAGTCGGCAAAGTCACTGGTGTAACCAGAGGTGGAGTCAACACTGTGCTGGCTGTTAAACTTCTGGAAGACGACGATAACTCCACCAGTCACGACCTGTCCGACTGCGACACGTTTAAGATCATCGGTAACATCAACCCGGAAGGTGGCGAGATGCCCGATGCTATCGCACTCAATCCGACTCAGGTCTACAATGTCACCCAGATCTTCCGTACGCCCTTGTCTTTAACTCGTACGGCTCTGAAAACCAAACTTCGTACGCCTGAGCAGCGGCAAAAAGCTAAAGCCGAAGCGTTGGAGAATCACTCATGGGAAATGGAGCTTGCATTCCTCTGGGGTATCAGAACCGAGAACATCGGAGACAACGGCAAGCCGGAACGGACCACTATGGGTGTGATCAACTTCATCCGTCAGTATGCTCCGCTTAACTGCGATGACTATACGTTGAACGCTACGTATGCCGGCTTGGATTGGACCGCAGCAGGTGGTGGTGCTGTATGGTTGAGTAACTTCCTTGAGCGGATTTTTAGGTATGGTGCTAATGAGAAACTGTGCCTGTGTGGCTCTGGTTTCTTGTTAGGTCTGAACAGATTGGCCGAAGCCTTTGGTACGATCCAGATCCAACCTGGCCAGAAAATCTACGGTATGGAAATTACCAAGTGGATCACTCCGTTTGGTACGATCTACATGAAAACTCATCCGTTGTTCAGCTATGATGTAACCACTCGTTATATGGGCATCATCCTTGAGCCGAAAGAACTCAGCTATCGCTTCATTGACGATACAGCGTTCTACGGCGAGAGCAATAGCAAGGATCATTCCTTCGGCTATGGCCAGCGGAGAGTTGATGGTATTAATGAGGAGTTCTTGACCGAGTGTGGTCTTGAATTTGGGCTCCCTCAGAAATGCGCTGTGCTTAATGGTGTAGGTTTGGACAATAACCTGGTTCCGTAAGGGGCCTTATCGGCTGGGAAGGGATTGTGATCTCCTTGCCCTTCCCAGTCCGATTAAATTTTAATGGGACTTAAAACGAGGTGGGATATGAAGAAATTAATCATTGCAATATTGTTAATCCCTTCGCTGTTAAGTGCTGCTCCGTTCCTGGTCTGTGATCCACAAACCGGCGTCACCACTTACAAACTGACCGGCCCAGCATGGACGCCCGCGAGTGTCCCGGCCCAGCCTGACGGCTCGATCAAGATGGACGTATCAGCGGCAACAGTCGGCTCCAGCGCCCTGACTGTGGCGGCCTGCATCACCGATGCGGTCTGGGGAGAGTTGTGCAGCACTACCGTCCCTTTTCCCTTAACGCGGCCAACACCGCCAGTTATTACAAAGAACATCAGGCTTATACCGTGAGACGTGAGTGGTGGATTAAATAGGAGGTAGAATGTTTACAATAAATAGCACAAGAATAAATGGCGAGACACTGACGGCGAATACAACCTTTACGTTGTCGGACAAGACAGAGCTTACCATCGACGTTCCTATGTTCATGCCGCAAAACGTTGATGAGGTATTTCAATCCCTTGCTAATCGAGAAGCTAGCGAGCAGTTAAAGTGTGATGTTACTCCAGTTCTTGAGTCCATAAAGAGTGAGCTGGATAGTATGGATAAGAAGCAGGTGGCAATTCGGATTGAGTCAATCAACATGACAAGGGGTGAGTAATGGCTAAGTACGCAAAATCAGCTGGTGGCAACTGGTCGGCAGCAGCAACTTGGTCGGCTACGAGTTCTGCTGGTGTTGATAATGCTGGTGCTCCAGCGGCCACAGATGATGTCATATTCGATGCAGGGGCTATATCGGTCGTCACAGTCGATACAACAACCTGCTTAGCAAAGACTTTAACCTGTCAAGCCTTGACAAATAACATTGCATTTACCGCAGCAAAAACACTCACTGTCTCAAGTAATGTTACCTTTTACGCTGGTATGACATTAAGTGGAACTGGAACTTTAGCGCTCTCACCAGCATCAGGTTCCGTTTCTTTAACCTCTGGTGGTGTAACATTCCCTGGCATACTAATTATAAATGGATCAGTTACATATACCCTGGTTGATAGTTGGACAGTAACGGGGCTATTTTCACATACATCAGGCAGTTCTATAATTAACAAGACATCGGCAGAGACCATCACTTGCAATGGTGGCATGAACTTAAACTCTAATTGCTCTGGCACTGCCACTCTTGTTCTTGGCGGTGGCACATGGACAGGGAACAGTTCGTCTGTTATAAGTATAAATATCATCATAAACGGGACAACTGCAATAACAATTTCTAATCAGGTCAGTATAGGTGCCGCAACATTAACCTATACCGCAGCGGCCGGTGGTATAACTGTTACCGGTGCAGACCTATGCATTACCGGCAACGCTACACTTAACACTAATGGATTAACATGGGAAGATATTCTTCTCGTCAACGGCTCTACTAATGTCACGTTGGCATTAACATCTCCCCTACAATGCAGCGGAGCATTTGGTGCTTTAACAAAAAACACTAGCGTCACCACTCCCACAACGATGACAATGAGTGGTGCATATAATATATCCTGTGGCACTTTGCTACTTATCCCGTTCTACACCCTAAAAATTGTACCTGGTATAACAATTACGGTTTCAACTCGCATAAGTATGTCTGGCGATACGTCAGGCAGATTCCCGGCGATACTTCAATCGGTCACTGCGTCATCAGCATTCACACTTACTTATCAAGGGGCGCGTGCTGATTGTGGTATGTTTGCTGTGATTTGTACCGACGTGGATGCCTCCACTTCGGCGCAAGCTCTGGAGAATTGGTGTGGAGGAACACTTACCAGATGCACAAATATAACAAACAGAACAGTTTCAGCTATTGGCGGTGGCGGAGTAAACATGCCCCGAACGAGGATAGGACACTAATATGAATATATTTCTCAAATCCACAGCAGCGCGGGTAGTAGGCAGGGGTTATCTGTCCTCCGACCATATCTCCACAGCAACGGGTCTCGATCCGGCTATCACCATCAGCAAAAATGGCGGAGCCTTTGCTAATCCAGCGGCAGGCGCAAGCGTAATGACGGAGATCGAGGCAACGGGTTGGTACTATTTTGCGCTTGGCAGCGGCGATGTTGACACCCTTGGCCCTCTGATTATTCGGGCCACTCACGCCACAATGGACAATATCGAGGTTGCCTGTCGGGTCGTGGAAACGGTTACGGCGGCGAATCTCACGCATATCCTTGGTACGGCCCTGACCGAAACCAGCGGCTACCTTGCTGCGGCATTCAAGAAATTCTTTAACATCGCAACGCCCACGGGAACGGTTAACAGCCTACCCGATGCAGTGGCAGGAGCCGCTAACGGCCTCACCACAACCAACGGTACGAAGCAGATACAGACCGTTGACCTGACGGCAGGGCAGACGATAGCGGCAACGGTAGCGGGTTCTGTCGGCTCTGTGACGGCAGGCGTCACGGTCACGACAAATAACGACAAGACTGGATACACGGTCAGTACGGTCTCGGATAAGACGGGGTATTCCCTGTCATCCACCGGTGCCGATGCAATCCTGAAATCCTCTACCTTTGTCCAGGCAATCGTGGCAGCGGTTAATGAGTTCGCCAATTACGGGCTGGCGGCCCTTAATACGCTCTTGGTTACCACGGGAATCAAGGCGGCAACTATACCGGCTGCTACCTTAGCGGCAAGCCAGCATGTCATTGTGGACTCCGGGACAGTTACGACGCTCACCAATGCTCCGGCCGATATGGCGCTCAACTCGACGGTTGCGAAGGATGCGACAGTTTCCAAGCCAGGGATAGCGCAGACGATCACGGCACCTGTTGATATGGCTTTGAATAGCACGGTTGCGAAAGAAAGCACTCTTGCCACTGTGGCAGGTTACATAGATACCGAAATAGGCACTATCATCACGGCGGTAGGAACTACAATCCTTAATGCTATTGCAGTTCTTCCTACCGATGCAGATGTGAATGCAGCTTGTGATTCGGCAATAGTTGACGCTGGATTAACTTCAGGTGGGATAGCAGATGCAGTTTGGGATGAAGTCCTTCATGTAGTTCATGAAGTTGCAGGTAGTGCTAGTGTTCTTCTTCAATCGGCTGGTAGTGCTTCTGATCCTTGGTTAACTAGTCTTCCAGGAGCTTATGGTGCTGGAACAGCTGGTGATCTTATAGGTAATAATCTAGCTATTGCATCTGCTGATCCATTGTTAAATGCAGTCCCTGGTACATATGCAGCAGGTACAGCTGGCTATGCGTTAGGTACTAGTCCTACAGTAACTATTAAGAATAGAGTAGATATGCAATCTTTTGTAAATATAGAAATGTTCATGGGGGATACAGGGGAGATTCGTTTGACTACTGGAATAAATACAGTCCCTTATACCACTAAACAGATTAAATTTACTAGGCCGAATGGTACTACGGGTCACTGGGATGCTGCAACAGATCCTAATGATAATACATGTATTATAGTTACGTGTAATAGTAGTACACTTACAATGCCTGGTATGTGGAAGGTTCAGACATATCTAAGTAATGGTAATGAGATTCTTCATGGGCAAAGGACAAATTTAATAGTCTTAGCTCCTATAGCTTAACGGTGAGGTTAGTATGAACTTGTTACAGATACGGACTAAGTTTAGGGAACTAAGTGGAAGGTTTGATCTGGTTAATTCTGATGGGTCAGATGCAGGCGCTGGATTCTATATCAATGAAGGTAGGAAGTTCCTTGATCGAATGGATGAGACGCAGAAGTCCTGGGGGACTTGCTTTAGATTTATGGAGATAGGACAAGGTTCAGTTCAGTTTCCATATTGTAGGGCGATTAAGGAAGTATGGGTTGCTACGGCAACTGGAAAGAGGCAACTGGAAAAGAAACGAATTCAGGATTTAATGGAAGGTTATTTAACTGGGTATCCAACTACATATACCAACGGAACACCTGAGTATTATTCACCATGTATTAGTAGAATGGTTCCAGAGAATGTTACAACTAATACGTTAGAAGCATTTATTGGTCTGGTAGATATACCAAGTGGGAATGCTGCAGAGTTTAATGCAATCTTGGTTAACGTTCCTACGAAGGAGAAGTTAACTGTAATCATTAATGGATTGTTCTATTCAGCTGAACTGATCAATGATACAGATCAAAACTACTGGTCAGCTGTACATCCAATGTTACTTTACATGGCCGCTATGAGACAAGTCGAGATTAACAATAGGAACACTCAAGGGGTGAACGATTGGAGCAGTGCAATAGCGACAGATATGAAGCAGCTTGGAATGGACTTGGTAGAAGAAATTATTTCTGAATCGTCACAGATGGAGGGATAGGGATGGACAACAAGCGTATTGAAGATCTTGAAAGAGTATCTGAACGGTTGATGAGAAGGGCGACTAAGAAACACTCGGCTGTGATTATTCCTTATCCAATCTCCAATGCAGTGTTTGGAGATGATGTGCAGGGAGTAGTCCTTCGCTATATGTTTCCTTGTGATGGAGTCATATCTAAGGGATTGTTTAGACTTGGAGCTAAGCCGAAGAAGGAAGTCCTTGGTGTGGCTAAGATCTTCAATGATGAGACTCAGGAATCTAAGGGATTTACTATTAATAAGAAATCACTTAAGGTTGATTTAGATATTAAGGTAAAGTCTGGTGATTGTCTTGAGGTTTCAATTAGTTCAGTCGAAGACATCTTAACCGAAGTCTGGATTGCATTTCTTTGGAAACCAACTATGGCTGATGTAGAGGTTAAGAGTTTTTTAATCGAGGAGCTTGAGAATGATCTATCTAAAGCAAAAGAATTGTCTTTGAACCAATCCTAACAGTCAGGTGATTGTTAATCGAGACGCATTAAAAATTAATGGGACTGAAAAACAAGATAAAGGAAAAGAATCATGCGAGAGTTTGAACTCACTATCGACGAGTTGCAGAGAGGACTGAGCCCAGAGAAACTCCCTATCAATTCACAGTTCCTTTACGAATGCTTAGGATTTAGGTGTGGAAAGGGTAGGTTAGAGTCTCATATACTATTGACTAACCCCCTCCCTGGTACAGTAGATATGTTCTACAACTGGCCCTTTCCACAGTTTATTACAGGTGAGAAATATAACTTTTTGATTGTTAGGGATACGGTTACTAATCAATGGGACTCTGTATATTTGATTAGTGCTGATCACCTTACAGTCACGCATATCTTCGACGTGGACGAGCTGACGTTTGGCAAAGGTACGCTGATGGAAGTGGCAGACTTCGGTGAGTATGCCTTTATGACCAATGGAGTTATTATGATCTATTGGGACGTAGCTTTAAACGCCTGGCATCCGGTAATAGTTAGTGCCTACATCCCTATGATGAGAACTATATGTAATTTCAAAGGGCAGGCTATTGGAGGGAATGTAGTAAGTTCTTGGTACGGCTGTGATAACTCATCTTATATATGGTCTAAGATTGGGGCAATGAACTTTATACCGGAAGATGATAATGAGTCTGGGTATAAACGTTGTCCTTATGGAGGAGTAGTCCAGCATGTAAGGAGGTTAGGTGACTTTGTTGTCGGGTACTCGTCCAAAGGCATTACCTTCATCTTCCCAGTCTCCGATCCAGTCCCTACATTTGGATTTAAAGAAGCTTGTAACATAGGCATAGTTAACCAAGGAGCTATGAATGGTGACTTCAATCGTCAAGTATTTGTTGGTGAAGATTATATACTTCGAGAGGTTACTAAGGAAGGTGTTAAGGAACTTGGGTATCAAGATAAGATTCAACAGTTGAGTGGGGAGGATGTTGTAGTAAGTTATGATCCGCAGAAGAAGGATTTCTATATTGGAAATAGTGAGAAGACTTTCTTATTGTCACCTTATGGATTGACTGAGGTTTTGCAGCACCCTTCAGCAGTATGGAGGAGTAATAAACAGTCTTATATGTTACCAGAGGCAGTCGATTCAACTAGTCCAGTTATCTGCACTGAACCTTATGACTTTGGCTATCGAGGACAGAAGACTGTGTTCTCGATTGAGACAGATGCTCAGGTAATGTTAAGTCCAGAGGTGAGTATAGACTACAGCAATCCAGTTAATTGGATTCTTACTGGGTTTAAACCTATCAACGATCAAGGTTGTGCAGCACTGATTGCTTCGAGTGATTCGTTTAGGTTTAGGTTAAGATTTGGAACCCTCTATGATTCGACTGTAGTTAGTTATATGAAGATACGTTATAAGATGACGGACTTAAGAGGAATGCGTGGAGTCTATGCACCACCTACTAGTTTCCGAGGACAAAAATAATGATTAATAAACTTTTACCAGATCAAGTTGCAACCTTCTGGCCTATCATCAAGTATGCGGTGGAAGAATCAGTTCCTCCTATAGTTGGAGAACAACCTGATAGGATGAATAGGATTCTCTCCTCAATGCTTAGTGGGAAGTTGGAAGTCTGGGCTTCATATACTAAGCCAGAGAACAAATTCGAAGCTATCATGGTAACACAGTTCTTGTTCGATGAAGGTAGTGGAACGAAGAATTTGTTATTATATAGTGTGTATGGATACACTGCTATTACTGAGAAGTCATGGACTGAAGGATTTCATTATCTTGCAGAGTATGCAAAGGCTAACAACTGCTCAGCGCTGATAGCTTACTCAGCGAATCAAGATATAGTTAACCTAGCCAAACAATACGGAGGGAATACAAGTTATACATTCCTTTCAATTCCGTTAAACGAGACACATTAAATTTTAATGGGTCTATGGAGGTCTCATGGGTAGTTCAGGTGGTGGTGGGAGTTCTGGAGCAGTAAGCCATTCAGCGTATTTGGAGACAGCGCATAAAGATTGGTTGGATAAAGCAGGTGTAGATACAATAGAAAAGTCTATAACAGAAGTTATGGACTCGGCATTAGGGAGTTCTCCTTGGACTGCGCTGACTGCATATAATCCAGATGTGGACATAGCAAGTTATGAAGCAGGAGTTACAGCATTTGCAGGAATTCTAGCTGGACTATCAGATACAGTTGACTGGGCTGCATTCTATGCGCAGGCTGCGTTGACTATTGATGGGATAGGTGATGTACAAATTGCATCAGATATCGCAGCGTTTCAGGCTCAATTAGATGACAATGTTACTACTCGAATCCTTCCGCGTTTTCGAAGGGGGATGCAAGATATCAATGCAGTAACTTCTTCAGCTTTTGCTATTGGCGAAGCTATCATCGAGGCATTTCAAGCAAGGGATGTGGCCAAGTATACCTCCTCACTCCGTATGGGTTTAGGTGATAAACGTCTTCAGGCCGTTGAGCAGATGATGAACTTAATGGCAAGAAGGGTAGGATGGAAAGAAAGTTATACAAAGATGTTGGTCGAGTCGAAGAGGATTAAGATCGTTGCGAAGAAGGAACAAATTGAGTCGGATGCGGCTATTGATGAGAAGGATGCCAAGTGGGACTTGGAAGTATTCCAGTATGGTGGGAATCTCATGGCGGCAATAGGTGGTGGAACAGCCATTCCGAACATGGCAGGAAAGAACCAGACCGCATCGGCAATAGGTGGAGCAATGACTGGAGCGGCTGCAGGTGCTATGATCGGCGCTCAGATGGGTGCTAGTGGTGGGCCTTATGGTGCAGCTGCAGGCCTTGTAATCGGAGCAGCTATCGGGATGATGAGTTAATAGGAGGATTTAAATATGGACAGTCAGTTGGCCTTAATGGCTATGAACTTAGGTGGTGGGCTAAGTAGATACGGACAAAATACTAACTCTGGTTCACCTTTGACAGAAATTAATAACCAAATGGTTCAAGGTATTACTACCCAGAATGCTGCGAAGAACCAGATGCAATTTATTCAGATGTTAAAGGAAGCATTTAACCCAGCTACAACATCTGAATTGAAAGCAGGTCCTAAAGGTCTAACGATGAGCCTTGACCCGAATTCAGAAATGATGAAGAATCTTCTTTCTGGCCCAGGTAGTAATGCTAGTGACTTCTATCAAGGTATAGGTGCAATGGGAAGTACTCCAGCACCTACGGCAGTTACTCCTACCCCAACCACAGGAGGCACCACACCTAACCCTTTCGTCAGTGGTCAACCTAGTTTTTCTGCCTCAGACTTGGCTGGCCTAACACCGGAGATACTGGCAAGTAATCTTTCAGGGGCATTGAATGTAGTAGGGACGCAGAGTAAGTTAGGATTGGAAAGGGAGCAGTTGGCGAATAAGACTACTCAAGAACTATTCAATATGAAGTTGCAGATTGCCACACTTGCAGGCGATCAAGCTTATAAGTCTAAGGTAATGGAAAATATAGAATCTGAGATATCTGCAAGGGCTAAAGACTACCCGCTTGGTGATACAGGTGTGATGGGTAGTGCTGCGGACTTCTTAGCTTATCAGAAGCTGTTGAAGGAGAATAATCCGACTGAGGTTAAGCTATATGAGTACGCAAAGAATCAAGGGTTCACTGGTAGTCTACTAGACTTCAAAAACTCCGACAAGACAGGGCACCAGAAAGATTACGATGCAGCAGTTAAAAGTGGTTACAAGGGTGATTTTAATACCTGGATGTTAGACATGGCTAAGGCTGGCGCGATTAATCTTGGAGCAAAAGTAGATGAAAAACGCGCTATGGGTGGAGTTGATAGGGAGAATGATATCCTTAAACCTAACTTTTACCAGGGGATTGAGAAGGACCTATCGACTAGACTTAGGACCGATTGGAAGATGCCAAGTGAAGCTCCGACACTGGCTAAGCAGCATGGAATTAGTGAGGAAGCAGCAACTAAGGCTATACAACAAAGTCTAGTCCGTAGGGAAATGGATGCACAGATTAAGCAAGTGTATCCGAAAGCTACATGGGCTAAAGGTCAGGGTTGGATTGTAGATGGAAAGGTAGTCGTGAGGGATCCTTATGCCAAATGATTTCTTGGATTTAGGTACAGTTGCAGCGCCGACGGTTGAAGTGGGAGCGAACAGTTTCTTGGACCTCCCGAGTAAATCAGTAGATAGGTTTCCTACAACTCCAGATGCGCAGAAGGCATTGACATTGGAAGGGGAGTTTGGACTAGATGCGTTGAAGAAATCTAACCTTTCTAAGTTTAATGTAGTTGTACCCCCAGGAGTCGATCCAACTGTAATGGCAGAAGGGATTGTTAAGAATGGAGTGCCTGCTGTTGAGCCAAAGGTAGAGCCGAATAAGTACAATGATGCAGTCAGGCGGTATTACGAGACAGGCGAAAGTCCCTGGATGGCTCAGATGATTCCTGGACAGGGGTTGGATACAAGTATAATTCCTGGATCATATGACAAGGATGGAAATCTTACTGGACCTTCTATCAAATCACCATTAGGTCCAGAGCCTCCAGGTGGATATGATAAACAAGGGAAACCATTAGATGAGAATGGTAAGAGGTATGTAGTCCCTTCAATGTCCGGTGAGATTGGAAAGGCTGTGTCGACGTTGTCGAGGCATATCTATACCAAGGCTACAGCAGTGGCAGATGTTATTGGTACTCAGGTAGGTAACATAAGTGATGATTTGTTTAAGGCTTATGATAACTTAACCAAGACTAATCCGAATATGGCTAATGCGATTAAGGGGAATGCTATTGCACTGGAGACGATTGCTGCAACTGGATCTGGATTAGTTAATGCATTAGTTCATCCGCTTACTAAACATACACAAGTAGCGTTAGGGAAGAGTGAAGAAGAGGCCACAGCATTTGCTAATAAGGCAGCAAGTGAGACTACCTATCAGCCGATTACAGAAGAGGGGAAGATATTAACTGAATCTGTGACAAAGGTACTTGGAATACCTTTTGAGTTGGCAGGGAAGTATATAGCGAAGCCGGCCAGGAAATTGTTTGAAGAGACAGTAGGTGACATAATCAAAGGTTATGGTGGAAGACCGGACATAGCTGGATCGTTGATCGAGGATATGTTGACGTTCTATTTTGGTGCTAAGGCGATTGGTAAAGGTCCGGAGATAGTTAAGGTTGCTACAGATGCAATCGGAGCAAAGAGGGTGGAAGGTTCGTTAGGATATACACCGTCAGTAGTACCACCGAAGACACCTTATACAGGTACGGATTTTAAACCTATTATTCCTCCACCTGTTACTGGTGGTGAGGTTAAGACTGGTATTGCACCTGAGGATTTTTTATCTTTGCCTGAGATCAAACCAGCCGATACAAAACCAATTGAGGTTAAATCTGAAGTTATACCTGAGGTTGTTAAAGATCCATTACAAGCAATGGTTGAGAAAGCCCAGGCAAAGATAGACGAAGTTGTCAAGACTCAAGCAGATTTAGAGGCGGCTAAGACTGCGGTGGCTGAGACACCAGTTGAAGATGTGATTGCTGAGGAGTTGAAAGTTAAAGGGGAGAAGATACAGGAGATTCGAGATGGAGTGACTGACCAGACCGATCAAAAATTAATGGATCTTGTCGATGAAGATAAGTTAGATATTAGTGCGTTGGAAGAAGCGTTTCCAGAGGGTAAAGTAGACGCATTAAAAATTAATGAGACTAAGCCTGAAATAGTTAAAGAACCTAAATATGCCACACCTGAACAGGTTAAAGATTCACGTGTTACTGACCAAGCGATTGATATAGTAGCAGACAAAGTACCTGATGATATGCTTAATGGTGTAGTAGATAGGATATACAAAGCATATGAAAGAGAAGATATGTTATTGGAAGTAGATCCAGATGGAACTATGTTTAATAACTTGGATAATGCAGGAAAGAGAAAGATCATTAAAGACTTCTCAGACGCTAATGGAGAAGATTTTACATTGATGCAGAGGGTGTTTAGCGACTTGTTACCGAATAAGAAACAGAAGAGGATAGGGAATAAGAAAAAGAGAGAACCTATTACCGAACTCGATGAACAACTTGGAACGCCTGGCCCGGAGTTACTTCAGCCCTCCAATCCTAAACATCCCTTTCGTGACAGCAATGTAGAGTACACTAATACAATGAGTAAGATGTTTAAGGAAAAGTTACAAGGTGCAGGGAGGAGTATTGAAGTTTATACAAGGTATGCGATTAATGAAGTTAACAGATACCTCAATGGTGAAGACGTTAATATTGAGAAGGTTAGAGAAGTTCTAAGTGACCTTTCCTCCAAAGCCGAAGAGGCACGTAATCAGTTTGATCGCACTGATGATTTTGTTGCTTGGCAGAGAAATGTAGGGGAGGCAGCCAAGTGGGCGAGAGGAACTAATAGGGTTAGTAGTCCACAGAATGGAACTAAATTCATGATGGGAGTAGATCCAACTGATATAGTTAAAGTAGTAAACTATATGAAACAAAAACTTATAAAATCATTCTCGTCAGATAAGACACTTAATACATCTGGATATATCTTTGATGATGGAAGAACTAGTAACTTAACACGGAAGATTAAGGGTGGTTATGAATCTATCCCACATGAAGCAGCTTTAGTGGATAAGTTAAATGATTTTGATAGGGATGTGATTAGTTCTATTCTTAGTGGGGAAGTGAAAGATTTTATATTAGACGATTATCTAAAACAAAGTGGTACTGTAAGATATGTGAGAGAAGAAAACAACCATATAAGTATTCAACTTGGTAAGCGACCTACAGAAAAACAAATGCAGATTATTGAAGATAGCCTACCACTTAATAGTAGGATTACAGTAGACTCTCCAGTAGGTCAGCAGACTATTGATAGTGAGATATTTAGAATATTTATTAACTCTCAGTTTAATCAATTAGACCAATTAAAAATTAATGGGTCTGGAGGGACTCAGTTAAATATGATGATTCCTGTGGATCAGATACCTGAGATGGTTAAGGATGTTTTGAAAGGGATTAAAGCTGCAGTAAAGCCTTTTAGTTCTGGTGGTAATGCTGTAGAAATATTTAAGGATTATCAGAATAGTCTCTATCGTAACAAAGAAGTCTTCGACAAAACTGGTTATTGGTTAGGAAAAGATGGAAAGTGGAGATATGAGATTAAGGACGAAAGAGTGCATAATGAAACTTATCTTAATAGTACAGGAGAGTCTAATAGTGTAAATCACAGATTATACTTAGACATAGATGAAGTAGTGCACAGCCCTGAGTTGTATAAGGCTGTTCCAGAAGCTAAACAGATAAAGATAAGAGTTAATAAAGATTTAAATGCTGAAGGGACTTACTACTCAGATAGAAAGACTATCGAGATTAGAAAGTTTAATGAAGATACTATTATTCACGAACTTCAACATGCAGTTAATGATATAGTAGGGAGTAAGTTTAAAGGGACTAATCCAAAAGCCCAAGAGAGGGTGAAGATATACGAAACTCTAAGTGAGATGAGAGACAAAGCAAAAAATGCTTCAGTACAGTTAGATATCGACAACGCACTTGAACAGTTAAATAAAGGTAAGAAAGAAACTATTTATTCAATTACTAAAGATATAGAAATGAATGCCTTTGGAACTGGTGATTATCAGACTATTATTGATCTGATCCATAAGCACTTTGAAGATACTGGCACCGATCGCTACATGAAAAACCCTGGTGAGATGGAAGCTAGGCTCGCGAGTAAGAGAATGGAGATGAGTGCGGAGCAGAGGAAGAAAACTCCTCCATGGGAGACGTTGGATAAGATGCTTGCTGATGAAGGATTTATCTCTCCTATTGATTGGGAAGATGGAAAACCTTACTTTCCCACTAGGGGAACAGTCGGTCACAATCTCTACATGGGCATAGATCCTACTCGTATCAAGCAGATGTTCAAAGGCTTTCATGGTACAAGTAGTAAATATATCAAACCAGAAGATATGGTTGGTAAGTATCTTGAACCTAAAAGCCTCAAGCGTATAGTTGAAGATACTCTAGACGAACTTAAACTCTTTGGTGATGAGAGGAAAAAAGCTAAAGAGAAAATCTATGCAGAAGACTACTTTGATATGTCTAGAGACCCAAAGAAGTATGATTTGGAAGGTAGTGGCACTAGGCCCTTTGATAAACAAGGAGAAGTATACACAGCTAAGGATTTTGAGGACGCTGCAGACTATGCAAATTGGGCTGGAGAAGCATACGATAATGCCTTACTTGCATTAGCAGATGATTCTCCACTGGGAAAGCGAGCTAATGATATATATGAGAAGAATAGGTCTGCAACTCCTTATGTACTGGAAGTAGCATTTGATAAGCCTCTGAAAGAAGGAGATAATATTTCTAATAACCCAGTTAAAGTAACTGGAGTATTTGATCAGAAAGGAACTAGACTATTTTCTGGGGTAGATCCTACTCAAATCCCTGAAGCGACTCGAAGGATTATAGAAGGTGCAAAGAAACTTGCGGCTTATACTAATCAAGCAAGAGGGATGAAGGAGTGGAAACCTGCAGCGGCAGCGAAGATGTTAAGGGAAGAGTTTAATCGTTCCTTTATTGACCGATCAGGTAATATCCGACAGAGACTATTGAGTGAGTTGGGAGATCAAGGATATGAAATAGTACAGAAAATGTACTTGAGCAAAGGTGCGAGTTCTCTCGCCGCACAACAGTTGAAGCAGATGAGAGGGGAAGTCTATGATGGGTTGAAGGGTAATGAGAGGAGAGTTCTAGATAATCTAATTCTAGCCGATCGTATGCTTGACATATCCAAGTATAAGACTGCTAAAGAATTTAAGTTTCCCGAAGGGTTGAGTCCGATTGAAGCTGCTGCGTATAATGAGTTGTTTCAATTCACCGAGAAGTTAACCGGAGAACAGGCGTCCCTCTTACGTGATCGAGCTAAGGCCTACTTCGATTGGATGAAGAAGCCATTGAAGGATATGTTGGATGCTGAGTTGATAAGCGAGCAAGAGTTTAATGATCTATCAAGTCACAACTACCGTCGGATTAAATTAGTAGATGTATTCGACAAGCGATCTGTTTCCAAGACCGGTAAGACTAAACGTACGGTCTATGATTCAGGTGTGGAGGCCTTGTCCCGTGGACGAGATACAGATATCTTCGAGCCGAGTTCTGAGGTAATGGCATTGGAAGTATTCAATAGGGCTTATGGACGAATCTTGAATAACGGAGCTAATAGGACTCTACTTGACCTTGCCAGGCAAGATAGAACTAATCCATTTGTTCGGGTTAAGGAAACTCCAAAGGATGGAATCCCCACTGGATGGGATCGAGTGTTTGTGTATGAGAAAGGTGAACGTAAAGCACTTTACCTATCACCTGAAATGTCAAAGGAATGGATAACGAATAGTCCAGAGATGAGCTATAAGATGAGTCAGTTTCTTAGGTATGCAAGTGGGAGTCCTGTATTGAGAACCTTTGCGACCGGAATCAACTGGGGATTTGCACTTGCCAATTTACCCAGGGATATAATGCATATCTGGTATGCAGCTAGGACATTCCAAGATGGGAAGTGGAATCCTGTGTACAGTTCTAACATTCCAGTCTATGGGTTGCAGATAGGACATGATATAGGTAGTGTGTTTTCAGATGCTGTATTACGTAAAGGGAGGTATCAAGACTATATTAAAGAAGGTGGAGGGATGGAGTTCTTGGTGCATCAAGGCCGCCTAATGCAGCGTGGGAGACATATAGAAGGTGGACTTGATAAAGTCATGGATTTCCTAGGTTACTTTGGCGAAACGTCAGAGATCATGATTAGGTTAGCGATTCGTGAACGAGTACTTCGTAATGGTAAGAGTAGTCAAGAAGCTACGTTTGTTGCTAGAGACTACATGGATTTTGGTCAGGGTGGTGGGTTAGGTAAGGCACTTGATAATGCTTTTCCTTATCTTAATGCAAGTATACAAGGTACAAGGGGATTGTTTAGAGCGTTTAAAGATAATCCGTTACAGTCTACGTATAAGACTGCGCAGTTCGCAGCGTTAGTAACTGGGCTTTATATCTACAATAACAACAGAAATCCCGAAACTATGAAATCCCTGAAGGGAAACATAGATATGCAGAATAACTTGGTGATTCCATTAGGAGATGGATTTAGTTATCTGGATGAGAAGGGGCAGACCAGGTATCCGTTTATAAAGATTCCACTTGATCCTGGACAGAGGTTTTTCAAGACTATGTTCGAGGCTAGTACAGATAAGTGGTTAGGGAATCAAATAGATGTAGATGCAGTTACTAATACATTAAGTCAGATTTCTCCAGTAGGGATTAGTTCTTTGCCACCGACAGTTTCGGGTGCCTTAGGCTATATGTATAATAAGGACTTTTGGAAGAACGAAGATATATGGAAGAAGACTGACAAACCTTTTAGTTGGCCACAGAGTAAGCAGGAGTTTATCCCAGGACAGACACCTCAAGCAATGGTTGATCTTGGATCGGCTACTGGATTATCACCGGAGAGGACTAAGCACGCGATTGAGCAGTTGATTACAAGTGGTTCCGAATGGGCTTGGTTATCTGGATATGGATACGATAAGGTATTTAGTAACCTACCGAAATCTCAGAAGGAACAACACCTAGCGGAGGTATTGACTAAGGTTCCAGGTGTCAGGCGATTTATAGGAGTGACTAATCCCTATTCGCAATTTGCTAGTCCAGTCGAACAGGCGAGGGAAGATAGTTCGTTGCAGAGATGGACTGAGAATAGGGGACTTGACGCATTAGTAGATGGTTATTTATACCAAAAGAATACTAAGCGAGAGGAAATTAATAGTTATATTAAAGGGTTTAAAGATCCTGATACACAAGATAGATTGTTAAGTAGGTTTGAGTTTTCCCAGTCGATTAAAGAACTTTCCAATCGTTCCTTTTGGCTTGCGTTGAAAGGTACGCCTGATACAGAGGCGAGAGCTAGATTGTATGTGGAGAGGTTGAATGGTTCTACTCCAGTACAGCAGCAAGCATTACGTAAAGAGCTTACGATTGTAGATGCTGCTGGTGGAGTAGTATCTGATTCATTCTTAGATGAAGTAGCTAGGTTAAGAAATAAGACGCATTAAATTTTAATGGGTCTGGTAACTAATGAGGCTTGATATGGATGTAAGCATCCGTACCAGGCCTTTTTATTACATCGACTAGGTTCATTGCTTCGAGGGTCATAAGGACTTTATCCATGACTAATTTATCCATATCACCTTCGAAATGCTTAGCGAATTGCCAGATAGGTATCTCAGGTATACGGGAGTTGGCTACGAACACTACAGCGTCGTTGATTAGTGATGCAATATCAGACCTTCCCATACCTTTAAATACCATCCCCATCTTTTTCTCTACTTCAGCAAGTAAAGCTCCGGCTCTTCCTATGTCGTCGGAAGTCATTATCATATCATCTGTACGACTAGCACAACAGACCATTGAGAGTGACAGTAAGTGATTACGTCTTCGTCCACAGTAACCATCGAACTTCTTGTCGTAGAAAGGAGGATTAAGAGCTGCTTCATTACACCACTTGGTATAGTCAACCATAAAGGACTCAGTACAGGACATATTGCCAGATAACATGGAGATAGTTTCGAGATCTTTGATGAGTGCTTGTTGAAGATACATCTCCCGTTCGGTCTTGGTAGGGGTGATAACTAACTTCGCGCGTTTCTCTTCGTATACAAAGATGATTCGGCTGGTTAGACCCTGTCCGATTGACTCTATTGGAAGGGCTGATTGAATAGCATCAGGAGTGGTACCTGCAAGAAGGTTAACCCATACTCCAATTACCTCTTCTTTTTTACGTGCTATTGTTTCATAAGTCCAGCGGCCTAGACAATCGTACCAGTCGCAGAGGGCTGAGATTAATTCTCTATTGTGATATCCCAAGAAGACAGTGAATTCATTAGAGAAAATTGTCAGGGATGAATGATACTGTTGTTCACCTGTGACTAGGTCTACATCGGTTAGGTTAGTTTCCTTCATTCGCCGAATTAAGGCTTGGAGTGAAGTAGCTTGGGCCGCTAACTTAATTGATGTAACTTGTTCGATAATATCAAAGGCGAATTTCATCGCTGTGCCTTTACCAGTAGCGGATGGACCAACTAAGATGATGTAAAGGTTAGGGTAGAATGTAAGGGACATTCCAAGTTCAAATCGGACCTTACGTTGTAATGCTGAGGCAATTGAGGAGATAGCTGACCATTTTCTGAACAGTATTGGAGGTTCAGAATTCTCAGTGAGCTCCATAAACGAAGTGATCCAATCTGGTAAATGGCGATCTGAAGACATTAAGTTACTCCTTAGTAAATGATTGAGGGAAGGAGTGTTTTACTCCGGAGTTTAAAGTAAGTTGTTTGCAATACTTCAGCAAGTTTAGTTATATCGGAGGGGATATATTTAGACTTAATTTCCTCCATGTTTTCTTTACACATATCAAAGCCGATGGATAAATCAGTTGGTGTGATTATCTCAGTATCATGCCAGATTAAAGGCGTCTCGATGGACTTCTTCATTAGTAATAACATTCTAGCGTGTTCAATCCAAGGTAAGGATAAAGGAATTTGGAATACTATCGAGTCATGAATCTGAGCGAGTAACTCTACAGGTTTGAACAAGTCTTGGTTGTAGTAAATGTATTCCAGACCTTGTTCATTTATCTTATCAGCACAAGTACTCTGTGCAAAGTGAGCGTAGCCCTGGCGATAGGTCTCATCGCAAGCGTGTTGAGGGACGTTGGGGTAAGATGGGAACACTGGGCCGAGGAACAATCGAGTACGACCGAAGAGGTTAGTGATTGTCCTGGTAGTCTTAAGTTGATGCTGGATCATAGCATGATAACCACCTTGGATTTGTGGATAGCCTCGGTGAATGTCTGCAAGCATACGCTTAGCGTCGGCTTCAGGCATCTCATTGACCAGAGCGAATTTCTTATAGCTTTCATCATAGTTTATTCCGTGATTTCCTTTCTTTCCCCAGTAGCGTTCTGATTGCCTACCGTCACCAAGTGAAGAGGAACCATCGACCTTTGAGATTTGGTCGTAGGGTTTTCCAAAGATGATGGAGGCCGTAAGAGTGTGTAAGTCGATTCCTTGTTCAAAGGCTTCGATTTGGGACAAGACTCCTCCTGCATAAGCAACGATCCTATTCTCAATTTGTGAGAGGTCGAAGGAGTAGCCGATATACCCCTCATCGAACAGAAAGAAACGGAGCAGGTCATGGGGCCAGTTTTGCTGGTTACCTCCAGTTCCAAAGATAGTTTGACCACTTGAGAGTCTTCCAGTTTCAGCTCCCACTGGTTTGTACGAACTTCTATATCTTCCATCTTTATCCACCTTTCCTATGTCGAGATATGTTGAGATGCGTTTGGATAAGCCACGAATGTCAAGCATTAGGCGAGCAGCGTTGGAGCCTTTACCACCTAGACGATAGAGACGTTTCAGCGCATCGACGTCTACAGAGTCAGAGTAGACTCCATTAGTGTTCTTTTTCTTGTAAGGTTTATGCTTGAGCTCTTTGTAGAAGTAATCCATTAGTTGCTTGGGACTGTTGTAGTTTATCTCGCGTCCAACTTCGGAGTTGAGTTGTTCGGCCAATACATCAAGAAGTTTATGTTGCTCTTCTTCGTACTCCACCATGCCTTGGACGTCGACTTTAATCCCGCGCTCACCCATATAGATGAGAGGTTTAATTAGTTTACGTTGACGTTCGTAGGTGGCTTCATTACCTTGTTTGATTAAACAGGCGATTTGCTTAGGGATTGATTCGACTGGTACGATAGAATCCATTCCGTTGTAAGTCCACCAGGACTCCCAACTTCCCCCTTGCATCTTCATCCACTGCTTACCATCTTGTTTATAGTAAGGAATGTCAGTGTACATAGTAGTAACAGCATCGAGTCCAGCAGGAAAGTCAGGGTAAGAGATCTTCTGCGCGATCTGAGTGCAATGGAGACTTCCACGAGGATTGATACCGTACTTACGAAGCAGAAACTGAGTATCAAAGATAAAATTAGCCCCGCATTTAGCAATGTTCTCATCTTGAATTATCTTTGCTATCCATCGCATTATTGCGAGTTCTTGGTCAGGGTTGAAGTAGTCACCGTCACCCTTGCGGAATGGGATAGACATTGATTCGTTAAGGTTGCAGGAGAAGGAGATACAGTCAACTTCGCCATTCATTACTTCGATGTCGAGTGAGACGAGGGAACCTTTAAGGCCTTCCTCGTAGCAGTACATTAGCCAGTTGATAGCCCAGTTGAAGTCGGGCTGGATGTGAATTTTGCGAGGGAGACGTTTGATTTCCTTGAACTGCGCTTCGTATTTGGCTTTCATTAAGTCTTCGCAGATTATAGGCTTATTCAAGAAATTAAATTTAGGTGGAATAAATGTAGCTGGATGGAATGTAGGGATTACTTTTAACCCAGGTACAAGAGTTGACTCAAGAACTGAGCCACGCCATTTAGTAATTCCAACCCTGTTAGTAAGAGCAAGCAAAGCAATATTCCCAAAAGCGACAATGCAATTAAGGTCCAGTCTACGTAGTTCATCCCCAAGCTCCTTTATGTAGATCATTCCTTCTTCATGTATAGTCCACTTGCCTCTGGTATCAATGTCTATGTAATGAGCGAGTGGTGCATCGAGATCTTTGATTACATTGGTTAGATACATATGACTACGTGGAATCTTAGTCATTATAAGACACTCGTCTAGACCCTGTCCAGTTGGACCAATGAAAGGTTTAGGTGGACGGGCTCTAACTTCTTGAAATCCAGGTTGTTCACCACAGCCGGCTAATTTACAAGTTGGATCGCCTGAAGGTGGAACGAAAGTTCGTTTCATTTATCAACCTCCATCCATACTTCATATACACCAGCACCAAGAGATTTCTTTTTGAATATTACTTTTGAACCATTAAGTATATTACAATCTGTATCATGAAAAAGAAGGATTAGTTTAATAAGTTTAAGTGTACATCTGGTATGAGAAAAGTTTAATGTATTAATCCTGTCCCATACCTCTGTAGCCATTCTTCTCTCATGATGCTGTTGGACTCCTCTCATATTCATAATAGATCTCCTTAAGATCAATTAATTTTTAATGTATCTTTATTTCATTGAGTGGACTTTGACTAAGAAGGAATCTTTGTAACCCTTCCCAAGTTCGAAACCAATAGCTGACATACCTACTTGCTGAGCTGCTATTAGACCATTGCCACTCCCAAGGAAAGGTATTAAGATACGCGAACCAGGAAAGGCAAATGTCTCGTATACATCTTTCATTAACTCAACAGGCCTTTCAGTAGGATGAGTTTTTTGTTGAGGTGGTACTGGAGAGTAATTGAAAGAGTTTCCACTTCGCTGTCTTGCGATTGCTGGTCTACCTTTCCAAGCATAGAAGAACATCTCGTATGAGTTTGGAAGGTGCATTTCAGGCCGCTTTGTTTGTCCAGTAGGTTTTGTCCAAATAGGACACATTCTTGTTGTTTCAAATCCTGCATTGATAATCTCCTTGTAGACTATATCAAACCAAGGTTCCGGTGCAAACCAGCAAAGTAACCAGGAGTGATCGGCCATGACTCGGTAACATTCATGGAAGAGTTTGGATAGGAATGGTTGGTAAGAATCGGCCGGAACTTCATTGTAATCAGCTTGGACGTATTGAGATTCACCGTCAGATTTCTTCGCATCCTGGAGGGCAATGGCATAGGGCGGATCTATCTCAACCAAGTGGAATACACCAGCAGGGATTTCCTTAACACCTTCGAAAAAGTCTTTGATGATAAAGGATTGAGCTAACTTCTGAAGTTGTTTGTCATCTGTATTGGATACAAGTTTCTCAGCAATCACTTGTTTGATCAAAGCCTCATCCATCTTCTGGATTACCTTCGTAGCATCCGAGGCAGTCTTGCAACCGTCAAAGAGTTCCGGACAGGCTTCGCGGAGGTTAGCGCGCTTGATTGCCTGGGACACAGCGCCTTGGGTCACGCCTAACATTACACCAGTGTCGGTTACCGAGTGGCCGGTTGAGCCAGGACCAGGTGCCTTGACTCCGTGGATAGCTTGCTGCATCTGATGAATTTCAAGAGTGAGCCGGTCGAACTCAAAATACTCCATGTCTTTACGATGAAAGTTTTCAGATTTTTCAATGATCTTCATCTCGAGCTCTGAAAGGGCTTCGTCGTAGATGCGGACAGGTATTAGGTCTACACTGTTCCGGCTGAGGACTGTAAAGCGTCGTTCACCAGCGAGAAGGAGAAAGGTTCCATCTCCATTATCCATCACTGCGAGGGGTGAGATAAGGCCAGATTCTTTCATGTTAGATTCGAGACCGTCTAAGTCACCCATTATTTCTCGTGCACGGTCAGATACCATTATGCTAGATGTAGCAATCATTCCTACCTTTCCAACTGATATAGACATTACATACCTCCAAGGATTTTAAGCAATTCTTCTGCCATGTTAGAAGTTACGGCTGCCGTTGCCTTGGTTCGGGTGACTTTGACGGACTCTTGCTTCGGTGCTCGTTTTTCGGGTACTCGACGAGACAGACGAATTTGACGTAAGAGGTCTATTGCCTCGTCATTGTCCATATCTGAGATGGAAGGATAGCCGAGAGATTCAATATCAGCCATTAGGTTTTACTCCTTTCTCGAGTACCGAGATGACTCCGGCTGTAACAACATTCTCACTCATCATTATGCCTATGGCTAGGCCATGATAAGATTCTATGAGGTCCAAGACGTCGTCGAGAATCTTGCCGAATATTGCCTTGCGTTGGCCGTAGGTGGCGAGGAGAGTATTGGCACGGAGTCTTTGTTCCTCTGTAATTTCAAAGGTGAAACGGGGCTTGTAGTCATCTTCCATTGTTCCTCCAGTTGCATTAATTTTTAATTGATCTCAAACGGTCGTATCTTGATTGAAGAATTATCAATAAGACACTGTGTGTACTTGTCATAACAGTCGACTTTGTCTACCACAATCTCCACGATTCCAGCATTTATCAAGGTACCAAAGCAATTCTTACATGGTATAATGCAGTTCATGTAGAGAGTAGTTCCGACTACTGATACACCCAGACGGGCTGCATTAGATATACAATTTTCCTCTGCGTGTTGGGCAGGGCAGAGTTCCATGTGAGTGCCAGAGGCATATCCAGCAGATTTGCGTGGACAAGGATTGCAGTGAGGAATACCTCTAGATGGGCCATTGTAGCCGGTTGAGACTATGGAATGGTCCTTGACAAGTATAGCTCCGATCTTGCGTGAGAGGCAAGGAGATTTATAGGAGACTGCCTTGCATACTTCATGGTAGTAAGAGTCCCAGTCCATATCAGACCTCCAAGTCTATCAACAAGGCTTCGAGAAGAACCATGTAGTTCTTTAGGTCTCCTGTTTTCTCATGCCACTGTTGGGTAGTATAGTCATTTGGATTCTTTGCCATTTCAGTGATGGAGACGAAATGTTTAGCAGCCATGCCGACAAGTGCAGCCGAAGACGCTATGCCTTGTGCTGCTCCAGCCCGCTTAAAATTGTCCAGGCGGTCATCTTCCGATGCATACTCCTTGGCTTTCTTTAACATTACCTTCTTCGCCCGATTGAAGGAGTTTTCTACTTCAATTGTAAAGTCTTCGTTGGTCATCTTATTCTCCTTTGATTGTAATGATCTAACCAGTGTAACAGGTTGACTCGGTTACCTGTATCCCCTTGTACGCCTCAACGGTTTAGACTCCGTCACTGGTTAGATCAATTAATTATTAATGGGACTGTTACCGAGCAGCTAAGTACTTCTTGATCGTATTCTGATCACCGTACTCGTCGGATTTCTTGACTCCGAGAATGATCCAGCCTTCAAGGCCGACAAGGTCCTCGATCCAATCGAAGGGTTTGGAATAGTCAATCCCGAAAGCTTGGGCAAACGTCTTGAATCCGCGCATAGCGGACAAGGCAGCCTTTTCCTCCAGCTTATTCCGATCAGCCAGGTCCCAGAAGAACCCGTTGAATTCTTTGGCAAGCGGCTCTTGTGGCACATCGAAGACGACCGAGTACCAGTGGGCTCCGTTCTTGTCGGACACGCCTTCACGTACAACTATGATGCGTGCTTTGACTTCACTGCCGTTAGGGAGGACTTTGGGTTCTGGTGCGTTCTCGATCTCGTTTTCCATTGCGCTGTAGTCTGTTAAGCTCATTTGTTGCTCCTTTTTGGTTTAAAGAGTTAGGTTAGTAGTAGACGTTTAGTTTTCTTTTAATCCTTGTTAATCCACCTCCTTTCATTCGATTGAGAAGAATATAAACCTACCTACTGTAACAGATAGATACTTTGTATATTCAGAATCTTTACAATGCCAGGGTTTTTCAGTGATAGGATAGGCAGAGAAAAGATCTCTAACATTGCTTACATGAAAGTTACAACCGTAGGCACTTATTCCTATGATTCCATACTTATCACTCATCTCGTCTCGGTAATGAACTAAGGCTTTTAAGTCATTGAGTATTTCTTCTGTTTCCATTAGCTTTTCCTCCTTTGTTATTAGATCCATTAATTATTAATGGGACTATGTCAACACTAACTTAGGTTTATCTTCTGAACTGAAACCTGCTTTCTTAAGCAAGGCTTTGATATCAGGAGGTTCGATTGCGGAGAGAAGACCGTTCATTTTAAGTCTTGAACGAGCACTATAGGTACCAAGTGAGTCTGTAAGCATCTCCCGTTTGGGACCTTCACGGCCTTCTTTACCTACGATAACGTAGATTTCATCGAATAGGAGAGGAATGGTGACTACAGCATCACCAGTGACGTAGAAACGATATTTAATCTCTTCACGTGCAATCCCTGTCTGAGTATCTATAGAAAGTAACTTCTTAATCTCCCTTAGATGGCCTGTTAAGATGAAATCACAGGGTAAGGTCATTAGCTTCTTAATGTAGTTAACCATATAAACCTTTTGTGGCATATAATCTTTGTTTCGCATAGGAGCTTCTCCAGCCCTACCTTTATCTCCCATACCGTAAGACATTACAGCCGCTCCGAACATAGTGGCAGAGTCGATGCAGTAAGTACCGAACTGTTTGTAGTAACCAAGATGGAAGCGAAGGTCTACGGCCTTCATCCAATTGGCGAAGGCTTTAGGTTCGAAAGGATCATCGTTCTCGAATGAAGTATCTGCAATAACGTCTCCTTTCCCGATGAGATCTCGGAGGCACTTAGTCCCACCCGGATCGAAGGAGTCAATGTGAATAGGTTTTCTAGCTGTGCGAAGTAAGTAAGTTTTGCCTGCATTAGTTTCTCCGGTGACGAGTGCACTAAATCGTCTTTGTAATGGGTCTCCATTGTAGTAGTCCTTTACTTTTTTAAGTTCGTCTTGCATTGAGTAGGCCATTAGCTTTTACCGCCTTTCTCGAGTGTAATAAGGATTCCCTCTGCTGGAAATGGAAAGCTCTTGTCAAGATATACTCCACCAAGGACTATATCTGCCTGAGTTCCAAATACATAGTGAGCGCGTTTAGCGTCTTCGGACAGGCCTTTTCGATTCTCGAATACCCCTACACAATCAAATTTAGCTTTTAGTTCTAACATTATAGTTCTCCTTTCCATGTTAAGTTCTTAACTACACTCGCTTCCTTTGCTGAAGGATCCCAGAAACCGAGTTTAAATCCAAGTGGGGGTTCCTGACATTGGCGAAGAGGATTCTGCCAGCTCATACAATAGTCATGAAACATACATCCTCGGTAACTTGTGCAGGATTTAGGGTTCATCCGAAAGGCCTGGAGGACGGAGTCATTATCGGAGCAATGAAACAGCCTATCCATATCCCTTTCGATATCGTCCAAGATATCATTGACACTCCAGAGCCAGGTGTTCATCTGGTCAGGTGTCTTGAATGCCGGTACTCGGCGAGTAGTAGCGTAGTATCCAGCAGGACGATTGACAGATCCTTTGGACAAGTATTCAAAGCCAGTTTTGACAAACTCGACCCCGAGAACTTGTTCGATAGGAAACATACAGTAAAGGCAATGACTGTAGGTACCGTTCTGTATGCCAAGGAATAGCTCAGCATCCCATCTGGTATCATGTATCCACTTGCCAGATGTAGTTTTATGGTCCCAGGAGAAGATCATCTGATCGTCAACTCTACGCATCACACTATCCATGCGGTAGTGGAGGACTCTGTGGTCGTCAACAGGGACAGTACCGGAGATTTCTGTCATCTTCTTACCGTCCAGGATGACAACTTCATTCTCAACCAAGTCGTAATTGTAGCGTTCAGCAAAGTTAATCAAGCAGTTAAGTACGGCTGTAGGGTTCTTAGGCGAGTACATGGAGTCGGTAGAAGGATCAAATTCCTTCCTATAGCACTCGTTGAACTTCTCCATTGCCCCAGCTACATCGTCATAGCCGTTGATTAGTTGATGCTCACGAGCACGATGGAAGGCTTCGCCGAAAACCAGATCATGTTCAGACTGGTCTAAAGTCCAGCCGAGTAGGTAATGGTAGAAGTAGTAACGTGGACAGAAGATATAGCTATCTAACTTTGAGCTGTCCTTGATTTCCCATGTAGGGTGGGTTGAGATAGGAAACATTACTTCACCTCCGTCGGAGTCCAGTGGATTCCATACTCGAGTTTGTTCTTCATCTCAAGTGCGGCTTTGATTGTCCAGGGATTGGTATTCTCTCCACGACGAGTAAAGTAAGGTTCAGAAGAATCTTTGGAGAAGACTATTTGATCAAAGAAAGAATCGTTACAGACAATCACTTCAATCGTATCGAAAGTCTCAACCGCTACCATTTCGTATCGAGTTCCGTCACCAGGTTGGAGTATTCCAGCGAGGGACTTAGTTTGTTTAAATCTTTCCATTTAGCTTTTTCTCCTTTTGGTGGAAACTTGTTACCTATCCTTCTCCCATTACATTGAGGACAGGTGATAGGTAGATGATTAATTAAGTGAATATAGCCTATACCTAAGCACCAACAGTAACCTTTCATCTTTTCATCAAGTGCTGGTCGAGCAGAATAGAGGTTAATCGAAGGATACGTTGATGAGCTTCAGCATAGTACTTGGCATCCACTAAGGCATCCGTACCTTCCTGGGTTATCCTAAGCGCATCCTTTCTCCACTGTTCCAAAGTTCGTTTAGTTATCATAGTCTTATTCTCCTTTCATTGTTAAGTTACATTAATTATTAATGTATCCGATGATAACATACCTCATGGTATTTGTCAAGAAGGTTGTGAATTTACTCTACATTAAAGAATTCGTCAGTAGGTTCAAATGCTGTATAGTCGTAGAATGCACACTCAGCAGGTACAGCTACATCAAACCTACCAGCGTCATTACAAACAGTCCCTTTGATAGTCACTATATCTCCAATGTGGAGAACCTTACCAAATCCATACATAGTGGGATTATCCTTAATACAACGTACTTGTTTAGGTTTTTCTCTTGTATTATGGAATAGTTCTAGTTTTCTATCGTCACTAGTATAGAGCCCATTATTACTTTGCACTGTCATAGGATATGATTCCTTTCTATATAACCTCCGTCCTTAAATAGCAGAAGGTTTAGCTTATGATGCTTGGAGGCGAAGATTGCACAAGCAATCGAGTTCATCACATTCAATGAACAAGGCACGATGAAGTCTGAGTCGGCTGAATCTTTCATTGACTCTTCAAACTGTCTCACCATAGAATTCGTAGCGTAACGATTCATAGAACCCTCTGAGAGGAAAATAACGTCTCCATATTTATTAGCAGCAGAGAAGTCGTGCGATGATCT